CGCTGCATCAGCAGCAAAAACCTGGTGTTCTACAACCTGCAGCGCCCGCACCTGGAGTACACCTGGAGCAGGCTGCGATCAGCCATGGACCTGGATGACGACGGGCAGTTTGTGCTGCATGCCCTGCGCCACACCTGTGCCACGCGCCTGGTCCAGCGCAACGTCAGCTTGTTTGTCGTGCAGAAACTGTTGGGCCACAGCTCGATCACGGTCACCGAGAAGTACGCACACCTCTCAGACCGTGAGCTGGTTGAGGCAATTCAAGTTCTGCAGGGACAACAACGCCCCGCTTCCAACGACGTTGGAGATTTCCCAACAACTGTTGGAATGGCAGGGTCCAAGCAAGAACGAGGCCAGCTTGTAAGTGCTTGATATAACTGGTGCCCGGGGCGGGAGTCGAACCCGCATGGCATATGCCTAGGGATTTTAAGACGCATTTAGTCCCGCCCCGATCCAGTTTGTAACACCTGGATCTACAAAGGAAAAGTCCCGATGGAGCAGGCATTGCCTGAGTCCCCGAGTCGCAACTGTTGGAAGCGCACCGTCGAGGACCAGGTCCAGCTGGAGCAGGAGATGCTCACGCTGGGCAGGGACCGGGTGGACTTGCTCACCAACAGGCAGCACAAGCAACGGATGCAGTCCCTCAGCAAATGGGGCGAGCACCTGTCGGCCTTTGGCGTGGAGGCCGTGGTCACCCAGCTGCGTGCTGTGCGCCGGCGCATTGAATCAGGCCAGGCCGGGGTCAACTTTGCCCTGCTTACCCCGCTCACCCAGCTGCCCCCTGACCAGGTGGCTGCCACAGCGGTGCGCACCATCATCGACAGCATTGCCTGCAACGACACGCTGCACAACGTGGCCAGCGATGTGGCCGAGAAGCTGTGGATAGAGACCATGCTGGCCCGTGCCAGTGCGCTTGAGCTGCGTCGTTTCAAGGGTGGGCGCAGCCGCAAGAGCCACCGCATTGCAGCCATCCGTCGCATGAAGACGACGGAGATCTGGGACGCCAAGCAACGCATGGCGTGCGGGGTGTTCCTGGTGGAGCTGGTGGCCAAGCGCACAAGCATGGTGCGCATCGTGATGGACAACAGCTACCGCCCAGCACGCCGAGTGGTCAAGGCAACTGAGGAGTGCATGGCGTGGATCGCTGAGGTGTCAGCTGAGCAGCGACTGATGACACCCAACTGGTTGCCCATGCTGGTCAGCCCACGCCCGTGGGATACGCCCCTCAGTGGTGGCTACCTCAACGAGGCCCTGCCATTGACCCTGTTCAAGTCAGGCTCCGAGATCGTGGCGCAGCACTGCGATGGCACAGAGCCATTCCTTGCCGCGGCCAACCTGCACCAGGCCGTGGCCTGGAGGGTCAACACCTGGATGCTGGAGCAGATCACCCACGCCTACGACAAGTCGCTGGAGGTGGGGTGCCTGCACCCACGGGAAGGCTGGCCTGTGCCGCCCTACCCCAAGCACCTGCAAGACGACGACCCAGAGGTACGCAAGTGGGCAAGGCGGGCCCGGCTGATACACGAGAAGAACGACAAGACCAGGAACGCCCGCATCTCACAGGCCAAGTGCCTGTGGGTGGCACGTCGCTTTGCCGATGAGGCCAAGCTGTACTTCCCCATGAGCCTGGACTTCCGGGGTCGCTACTACTACCGCCCGCCGTACCTCAACCCACAAAGCAACGACGTGAGCCGTGCGCTGCTGATGTTCGCTAACGCTCAGCCCATTAGCGACAACGAGGCAGCCGACTGGCTGCGCATCCACGGCGCCAACATGTGGGGGCTGGGCAAGCTGGACTGGCGCAGTCGTATCGACTGGGTGCTGGAGCACGAGCCGCAGATCAAGGCGGCAGGCACGCAGCCATGGATGCACGCTGAGTTCTGGATGAAGGCAGACAAGCCTTGGCAGTTCCTTGCTTTCTGCCGGGAGTACGCCGGATTCCTGGCCGAGGGCTACGGCTACAGCTGCGGGCTGCCCATCATGCTGGACTGCACCTGCTCAGGCATCCAGCACTACAGCGCCCTGCTCCGCAGCCAGGAGATGGGTGCCCTGGTCAACCTGGTCAGCCATGACGATGGCCCGGCTGACATCTACAAGACGGTTATTGACGGGGTGCTGGAGCGGCTGCGCAGCAGCACTGACGAGCAGGCCAAGGCATGGCTAACCCTGCAACCAGACCGGTCGCTGGCCAAGCCAGCCGTGATGACCCTGCCTTACTCAGCCACCCGCTCAGCCTTCTACTTCAACTGCTACGACTGGGCCCTGGAGCGCAGCGAGCAGCTGTTCAACAAGCGCAGCTGGGTCAACCTGCCCGGTGCCCACAAGACCGTGCACTACATGGCAACCCTGCTGCACGAGGAAGCCACCAGCATGGTGGGCCCTGCCGCTGAGGCCATGGAATGGCTACGTGCTGTCGGCAAGGCAGCAGGCAAGGCTGACGTGCCCCTGCAATGGCACGCACCCTCCGGCCTGCTGGTCCACCAGTCGTACCCAAACCTGAAAGAGAAACGGATACGACTGAACTACCTGTCGGATGTGCGCTTAGATATTCGCTGCCAGGTCGAAGACCTTGGCATGGAGACCAGGCGGATGGGCAACGCGCTCAGCCCCAACGTGATCCACAGCCTGGACTCAAGCCACATGGCGTTGGCCACCATTGACGCTGTCGGTGCCGGCGTCAGCAACCTTGGAGGTATCCATGACTGCTTCGTGACAACACCAGCGGAGATGACCCAGCTCCGCGACTCCGTGCGCAAGTCCTTTGTGCAGATCTACGACCAGGACTGGTTCGCCCGCATAGCGGATCAACTCTTGTCACAGATCCCAACGCAAGCGTTGCCGTCCCTGCCAACCAGGCCCATCGTGGGCCGGCTTGATCTGACCCAGGTCGAGCACAGCAACTACTTCATCACATGAACTATCAACAAACCGAGAAGATCAAATTCACCACACCGATCTGCAAGTTCAAGTACGCCTGGCTAGTTGAGCCAGACACCAAGTTCGACGCACCGGTCTACAAGGTCACCGCCCTGGTCCCAGCCGATGAGGCCAACGAGCTGGCCGAACAGCTGGACCAGTTGCTGGAGCGGTACAAGGTGCAGCTCAAAACGGCAGAGCCAAGCAAGAAGTTCAAGCTGGCCCCGCCCTCGTATGAGTTCACCGAAGAGAACGGCGAGCCTGTGTTCGCCATGAAGATGAAGCGCAAGGCCAATGGCGTCAGCAAGGATGGCCGGCCATACACCAGCTCGGTCGCACTCTTTGACTCGCAAGGCAAACCGATTGCCGATGCCCAGCCTTTGTCCAAGATGGGGGCCGGCACCACTGGCCGGCTGACATTCCTGGCTAGCCCCTACAACAACGCATCTGTTGGCGTGGGGTTATCGCTCAAGATCATGGCGGCACAGGTCATTGAGTTTGTGCCCTACGGCGGAGGAGCAGAAGGCTATGGCTTTGCCCCAGTCGAAGGCGGTTGGACGCAGCAGGCGGCGGCCCCGGTCCCGTTCGATGCAACCAAGGCCATCGCAAGCGTCGACGACTTTGGGGACTTCTAAGTTCCGCAGCAAGTTTGAGCGGACCGTGGCTGCAAGCCTGGTCAAGCGGGGCCTGGAGTTCTACTACGAAAACCAGGCCCTCGCCTACCGCATCGAAGCTGTCTACAAGCCAGACTTTTGCTTACCAAACGGAGTGATCGTCGAGACCAAGGGGCTGTTTGGCCCTGAGGACCGCCGCAAAATGGTCGCAGTCAAGCAAGCGCACCCTGATCTAGACATCAGGCTTTGCTTCCAGAACGCCAACGTCAAGTTGAGCCGTGCCCCCAAAGCCCTTGCCTACTGGCAATGGGCTGAACGGCATGGGTTCCTCTGGTGCGAGGGCCACATACCCACCACCTGGTTCCATGCCGTCCAAGTTTCTGAAGCACGAACCTTGTCCTAGCTGCAACAGCAAGGACAACTTCGCCCGTTACGACGACGGCCATGGCCATTGCTTTGGCTGCGGCTACCAAGAGCAACCCAAGAAGGACAACCCACCACCTATGCCTGTCCTCGCTCCACCCAAGGTCAAGCTGCTGGACTTCATCACCACCAAAGCGCTGAGCAAGCGTGGCCTGACCGAGGAAACCTGCAAGCTGTACGGCTACGGCAGCACCAGCCACAACGGTGACCCTGTGCAGGTGGCCACCTACCGGGA